CGAACTCATACCCCACGTCGGACACGAGACGCAACCCCTTGCCGTCCTTGCAGGACACGAGCACCGCCCATGCCCCAACCTTGCGGTCGTGCAAGTCCTTGAGAGTGCCCACCGCACCCCTCGACTGCACCCTAAAGTACGCCACTTCGGGCAGTTTGTTGTAGTTCACCTTCGACGCCGCCCCCATTTGGGTGCAGTTGTCCACTGTGCTGTTCTCGTTATATGTCGGCATAGTATGCCTCACTTTCTGTTTTTCGTGTTTCGCCGTTCTGCGGCTCGTCAGTCATGCGCTTTTTGAGCATGAGACACGAAACACGGCGCAATCATGGACGACTTGCGCCGCGTTGGGTAATTCTTCCCTGAAAACGAGAGTTTACGCGCCGCCTCGCTGGACGTGTTTGGAGTATAGAGAGCATACCCGACCCGAGGGACAATATACTTGAATGTCGCCACACTCCGCGCCATGCAACTTGACGCGCTTCCCATTTTCCGCCTGCATAGGTTATTCGTCGCGCCTATGGTGTGCAATGCACCCATTTCTCGCTATTCCCTACGCTGTCGCATATGCTATCGTCGCTTGCATGGCTATTCCAAGCCGCGCCGCTCTTCCATATGCGCACCCCTATTCAATACGGTATTATTCGCGCCGTATTCCGCACCGTTCCGCGTATGTAGATACCCTTTTCGGGTGAGTTCCGTATATCTACCGCGTTGCGTTCGCCGTTGTCGATTCGCGCATTGTGCCGCGTTCGGCGTTCGCTTGTCCGATTGTCAAAGAGCAACGCAAACCGAAGTTTGCAACGATGGAAATCAATGCAAGCAAATCAGCGCCCCGACAACCGCACCCCCGCTTTTATTGGCGTTTTCGCATGTTCACCGATTTTTTACGTGAAGCGAACAGGCCAAAAAGTGCAGTTTGGCGCGGCAATGTGTAGCGAACACGGACGAACGCGCAACGCATGCACACACGCGACGCACGCCAGCACACACGAGCGCACGCCAACGCGCCAGCGCACGCGCCAACGCACGCACATGCACACCCGTGCGCCCGCACACATGCGCACACCCGCGTCACGCATGCACGCACACGCACGCAACGCACGCGCGAGGGACCCCCGCCGACCGCCTCGGAGCCGAACGGGAACGGGCGGCACTTCTGCGCGCGCTCCAAGTGCAAAGCAAACGAAGCGTCTGCATCCGTGCTTGGCGTGGAGCGAGCCATGCAAGCGAGGGGTGACTGATAAGGAACGCATAACACAGGGGACGATGCACACTGCGAAGCGGAATGATAAGGGGTATTATAGGGGGACAAGGTATTGTTTGTCAAGAAAAATTTTCAGAGAATTTTGCAAGAGGCAATAAAAACGGGGTCTGGTGATTTGCGGGGTTTGGAGAAAGATGGGTAGAGACGGGGTGGAAACAGGGGTAAAAATCTACAAAAATTTTTGAAAAGGGGTATTGACTTCGCGGACTGGGATGTGGTATCATATTGCGCGTAAGGGCGAGGTGTCCTTGCGGAAGGAGAGTGTATGGGCGGAAGGAAAAAGAGAAGCGGCGGCGGGTCTGCTCCGCAGGCGGCGGAGGTTGCTCAACAGCAGACCGTTCCGACGCCAGAGCCTATAGTCAAGGCTGGCGAGACTGTCGGCGGCACTGGCTACGGGGATGGCGTTCTCTCTGGCGCGAAGAGGAAGACCGACAAGAAGGGAACCTTGGCGCAGGGCGAACTGGTCGGGGTTCTTTCGCAGGCAGTCGATACGCTCGGCAAGTAGGGGGTCGTCATGGGAAGCAAGAAATGGACGAGCATAGGCAGTGTCGTGGGGGCACTCGTTGGGGGCGGGGCCCTCGAGACTGCCATTCTCGGGAGTGCCATTGGCGCTGGCGCGGGATATACCGCAGACCACTACGAGGAAAAGAAGAAGGACAGCGGAGGCGTGGCGGCTACCCAGACTGCCGCGACCGAATCGGAGGCGCAGAAGGAGGCCGCACAGAAGGGTGCGGCGGATGGCGGCGAAAGCCCGTTTGCGTCGGGCGCGCTCGCCACGAAGAAGAAGAAGTCCACGTTGCTTTCTGGAGGGCAGGTCGGCGCTCTTTCGGGCGCTGGCGGGTCGTCCACGATGCTCGGCGAGTGAGGAGGTGCGTCATGGGCAGTGTCATAGGCGCGGCGGTGTCGTACTCGCAGTACAAGAAGCAGAAGAAGGAACTCGCACGCATGGAGGAGAAGGAGGAGGCCGCAGAAGCGGAGGCCAAGAAACTGAATCCTGCGGAGGCGAGGAACCCAGACGTTGGCGACGACACGAAGTTGTACAGGCGCAGGGGCATACAGTCCACGTTCACGGCCACAAAGAGGCAGTCGGAGGATTGAAATGGTAAAGTTCGACGCGATACGCAAGCGGTGCGAGGCCACCATCAGGCCGATGGTGACGGAGTTCGACAACATCAAGGGCAAGTTGGCGGACATCGCGGAGAACGTGTACCCGCTTGCGAAGCAGACGCTGGCCGACGAGGTTGACCAGTGGGCGCACACTGGCGAGAAGCACAACGACGACAAGGTGCTGAACACCGTGCCGTTCGACGCGCTCCGCAAGGGAAGTGCTGGATTCTTGGTGAATCTGATGAACCCAGCCCTCAAGTGGTTCCACCTCGAACCGAGGAAGTGGACTGTCGAGGGCGCGGAGGACGACGGGCAGACCAGCGAGAGCGAGTACCTTGAAAACCTTGAGAACTTCGTGTTCGACGTGATGTCGAAGAGCGGGAGTTATCGGGCGTTCAAGAAGGCATACGAGCATCTTCTGGCGTTCGGGTTCGCCTGCGTCATCGTGAACGAGAGCAGGGAGTTCGTGTGCAAGGCGAGGTGCCTGCCTATCGGGACTTACGCGCTTGGCGTTGGAGAGGACGGCAAGGTCATCCGCGTCAACAGGCGGTTCGCCATGACAGCCGAGGAACTCGTGAGGGAGTTCGGCAGTGGCGAGAGGGGTCTTGACGCGCTCCCGAGCGATGTCATCGAAAACTGGAAGCGCGGGAACAACGGCAAGGACGGCAACTACATCGTAGAGTGCCTGATAGAGCCCAACGAGCCTACTTGGGCGTGCGGAACGACGGAAACGCTCGACTACGGACTGCCGAAGGCGGCGAAGTACAGGAGCATCTACTGGCTTCGCGGCAGGACTTCGACGACGGCGAAGGCTTCGAGCGACGAGAAGTGGAACGGAATCCTCGCAATAAGGGGGTTCAAGTTCAACCCCATCATCGCCCCGAGGCTCGACTGTGAACTTGGCGGCATCTACGGTCGCGGCAGGGGGCACGACGCCCTGAACGCATGCCGTGCGTTGCAGGCGCTCATGTTCGACCAGTTGGAAATCTCCAGCAACAGGGCGGAGCCTCCGCTCTTGGCGTCGAACGACCTTCGCGAAGAGGGGCTTGATTTGTCTCGCGGCGCGGTGACGTACACCAACATGGGCGAGCAGAGGTCTGACCTCGTGACGCCGATACTGACGAACCCCCCGACGAGCGACGAGACGCAGAAGGCGGCGATGGCGTTCGAGCAGATGATAAAGGAGACTTTCTTCCTCGGTGAGTTCGCGACGATTGATTCGTTGAAGAACATCAACGCTGGCGACAAGAGGACTGCGGCGGAGATAAACGCGCTAAAGAGCGAGAACATGCTCCAGTTGGGCGGCATTGTGCTGATGCTGGAAGACGAGTTCCTCGACCCGTGCGTCAACATCTTCGTGGAGTATGCAATCGCTTCGAAGGCGGTCAAGTACAACGGCACCAGCGTCAAGCCGAAGGCGAGCGCACTCGTCCCGAGGTACGTCGGCAACTTGCAGTTGGCGCAGAGGACGCAGGAACTGAACTCGACGGAGAACTCTATCGACTTCGCCATGAACCTCGCTGGCTTCGGCGCGAAGTTGCAGTACGAAAAGGCGTTCGAGGTTCTCGACAACTTCGACTTCGACAGGATTGTGCGCACGCGCCACAGGCTCGTCGGCGGAAGCGACAGGCACATGAAGAACAAGGACGAAGTGAAGAAGTTGCGCGACGAGCGCGAGGCGCAGAGGCAGGAGGCGGCGGAGGCGGCCCGTCAGGAGCACGAGGCCGAGGTCGAACTCCAGCGCATGAAGTCCGCCGCGCAGGGAGCGAGGGCGAACGAGAGCCAGATGAAGGCCAGCATGATGGGCGGCGACTTGGTTGCGGCGATGGGAGGCATTGAATGAGTGGGACTTTAGACAGGCCAGAGGCGTACCAATTCAGGAACGGCAGGAAGCAGGCGGACGTTGAACAGGAGAAGACGCGGTTGCGCGACCGCGCCAACTCGCTCTTGTCGTATGAACCGTTTGTGGACTGGGCTGGCGACCTCATGGCGTCAATCGGTTTCTTTGGCGAGGGTCGCGAACTCACGCCGTACCAGCAGGGTTGCCGTGGGCGCATAGTGCAGGAAATCGAGAAACTGTGCGAGAGCGCCGACGGCGGAGCGGATTTCTTGGCGCGGGTCTTCAAGGAGAAGATTGTCGCGTACAAGGGCAAAAGCACGGAAAGGAAGCAGTAATGATCAGGTTGCTATTCAACATGGGCGACTTCGGGCGGAACTACCTCATGGCCCCCGAAGGAGGCGCAGAGGCAGGAGGCGGCGGAGGCGGCGGCTCTGGCGGTGCTGGCGGAACTGGTGGCGGAGAGGGCGGCTCTGGAGGACAGGGCGGTCAAGGAGGCCAAGGCGGACAGGGCGGACAGGGAGGTCAAGGCGGTCAAGGTGGCACTGGCGGTGCGCTTTCCAGTGCTGGCGGACAGGGCGGCCAAGGCGGACAGGGCGGAGCCGACACCATAGACTACGCCAAGATTACCGACGCCGACTACATGGCGAAGGTCAAGGTTCCGCAAATCGAGGGCGTGCAACTCAACGTCGAGGACGTTGGCAAGCGCTACGCCGCGTTCTGCCGCGAGAACAAGATTTCCCCCGAGGTGATGTCGAAGTTCCTCGAACTTGAGGGCAAGTATTTCGCGGAGGACGACAAGAAGGCCGCAGAGGAGATGCAGAGGGTCGCCAACGAGAAGAAGGCGAACTTTGACGCGCAGGGCGAACTCCTCAAGAAGACCTACACGCAGGAGCAGATTGGGACTGCCGTGAAGGTTCTTGAGACGAGCGAGTTCTCTGGCGACAAGGACTTCATGGCAATCGCCACGAAGGAACTGTCGAACAACCCGACGCTCGTCAAACTCCTGCTCAACTGGAGCGAACACCATCAGGCGGACACTGGGACTGGCGCGGGTCAGGGCACTGGCGCTGGCGGGGCGATGGGATTCGCGGAGCGGTGGACCGGGAAAAAGTTGTAAAAAAGTTCATTTAGGGTATTGCACCGCAAACTCCGTTTGTGGTATAATACTAACCAAAGCACGGAAAAGAGGGAAGTCGTCAGACCTCTTGTAATTCTGGCGGCAACAGGAAAGGATAAACCTATGGTAATCGACCAAGGTGCATTTACGCTGCGGGACGTTGCCGCCCGAATGGACAAGTCGGGCGAGAAGTTCAACAGCGACATGGTGAACCTCGTTTACGAGACGAATCCTCTTTTGCAGGATTTGCCCGTAGTTGAGGCGAACGACGGCACGTCGAACATCACGACCTACCGCGTCGCTCTCCCCGAGGCGAAGTTCACTGGCTACCGCGAGGGCGTCAAGCCTTCGAAGGGTGGCGTCACGTCCGTCCGCAACACTGCGGCGCACATGGACGCAATCATCGAGATGTCCCAGCGCGAATGGGACGAGGCCCCCGACAAGAACGCGTTTCTTGCCGACGCCGCTCTCGACCAGATTGAGGCCATGAACCAGAAGCAGTCCCGCGAGATGCTCTACGGCTCGCTCGTCAAGAACGTCCGTGGGTACAACGGCTTCTTCGCGCATCAGGAGAAGTGCGGCTTCACCATCGGCCAGACGCCCGTGGAACTCGACGACAAGAAGCCGTCGTTCTACACGTTCAACGCTGGCGGCGCGTTCACGCTCGGCGCTCTTGACGCGCACGGCCACGCGACCTCCATCACCCCGCAGGTCGTCGGTTCGATGAGCGCGACCAACCTCCGCTCCATCGGCCTTGTCGGTGTCGGCACCCGTACCGTTCGCGGCTTCTATCCGCGCGGCACGACCGCTGGCATCAAGAAGGGCC